CATTTTATTCAAATTTGGAGAAATATTATGAATAAATATCTCGCATGGGTTTTAGCTAGATTAGAAGAGCCATCTACTTGGGCTGGTGGCGGTCTTATCGCAATCGCTCTAAAGGCATCTGGACTATTTTCTGACGAACTAATAATTCATATTCTTGCTGCCGGTGCTGGATTCGGCGGTCTTTTGGCTGTTATTCTACCCGAAAAACCACCAGTAGAAAAAGTTACTCCCACTAAAGTCACCAAAAAGTGACGCAATTAATTATCAACGATTTATCTAGGGACTACGGTAAAAAGTCCCTAGAAGCTCCTATGGGAGCATCAGTCGTACAGGGAGCTTCTTTATCCGATATAGTTGAAGTTCTGAAAGTTATAGGTGGAGTTAATTGGGACGAAGTAGAAGCAGACGTAAAAAAGAACGATTGGCTTGATATTGGGTTTTTAACCGTAGAAGAAGTTCTTACCATTTTATCTCCTTGGTTGCCACAAGCAGGAATTGCCAGAGGAATTATCAGACTAGCTCAAGCAATTGTTGATAATCTTCCACCAAGCAATCAACCTTTTAATTTTGAAACCTTTTCTAAAGGTGTTCTTGCAATGGAAGGTATAGATTGGAATCAATTAGTAGAAGCATTAAAAGGAGACAGTCCAGTTATGGCTGCTCTTGTTACTACTGACGATTTAGCTAAAATAGTTTCTCAATTTGTTCCACAAGCTGGTATCGCTAATATCGTTTTACAAGGTTTAATTGTAATCGCTCAACATACTCATGAATCACAACAATCACAATATCCAGGATATCACTGGGACGCACTCTACGGTTGGGTGCCAGACAAACAAGGAGAATGAAATGAAAACTATTAAGATGACTGCCGTTGCTCTTCTGGCTCTAACTTTTGCTGGTTGTGCTTCTGTAGATAAATTTATTACTAATGTCGACAACACTGTTAACACATATGCACCAATCGTCGGTAGAGATTTAATTATGGTTGGTGATATTCTTGTTACTGCTGAATGCTCTCCTGTTACTCAGATCGCCTCGCAGACTGCAGTTAATATTCTAAACATTACAGCACCAAACACTTCGGCAGCAACTACTGTTCAAAACTTCTTTACGATTAATTCTGCCGTTGCTTCTCAGCTTTGTCCTTTAGTTTCTGCAATTAAGACAGCAGTTGGTAGTGTTCCTCAAGGAAATCCTACTCAAGTCATTCCAGTAACTCCTGCGCAGAAAGCTGCTTTACACTGGCGTCGTAAATAATTTTATCATATAAAATATGGCCGATCCCTCTGACGCGAAAGCTCAAGGGTCGGTCTTCTTTTTCACTAAATAATAGGTTGGATTGAAATAATGTCTCTGTTGAAGGGAATATGCAAACAACAGAGAAAGGTAAAATGAAAACAAAAATAAGCCATTTCTTCGGCAATCAAGAAGATTTCGACTTACAATTAGTTAAACTTTCACTTGATTTGGAAAACTCAAAAGAGTCAGAAGCGTTAGAAAACGGCTGGTTAATATACGACAATGTATGGTATACATGTAGATCATCAAGAATAGAAATAGATAACTACTCTAATCAATTAAATTCTTCTAGTTCTAAGAAGAAAATAAAAAACTATACTTTTGAGTATAAAGAAGTATTCACTATAGACGAATCAATTTTAAGAGTATACAATAGATTTTTGGAAATTAAAAAATTTAAGAAGTTTTATCCATTAGAAAAAGATTTAGATAGAAGCTCAGGCGTATTCGTATATAATAAAGAAAACGAATTAGTCGCCTTTACTAAAATGGTAAAATATGATGGAGGAATAGAAAGTCAATTTACATGTTGGGATTATTCAGAACCAAGAGCATCTATCGGTAGATATTTGGTAGATTATGAAATAGAAGCATGTAAAGATCTAGGATATAAATATCTTTATATTGGTCCAGTCTATGGACTTGGGTCAGTTTATAAAATGAACTTTAGTGGGTTTCAGTGGTGGGACGGAGAAAATTGGTCATCAGATGATCATAAGTTATTTAAAATTTTAGAAAGAGATTCTCTTGTTAAAACAATGGAAGATTTGAGTAATGCATTCATTCAAAATTCATAAGTACATTGAAGATCCTAAATTTAAACAACGTATGGCAGAAAAAGTTAAGATTGATAGAAATCATGATGTTCCATATGTTGCTGGATATTCTAAAGATGGAAAGACAATTTATATCGATCGTCATTTAATGAAGATGCCAGACGAGCATGATATTGAACCATATCTTATCGTACATGAAAGAACTGAAAAAACATTAACAGATCTATTCGGTTTAGATTATCAACACGCTCATCATATCGCTATGGAGCAAGAAAAAGAATCTGTAAGTAAAGGTGGATTAGAGTGGAGCGCATACGAGAAACACTATAATAAATTTATTAAAGGTTGTGCTCATGAAAAACTTCAAAAAGTTCCATCTGATTTAGATATGACTCCATATAAAGACGAAAGAGATTTTAAACTTCTTAGAGATATGGAAAAACACGAAGTTAAGTAGTAAATATCTCTATTACTTTTTCAACATATTGAGATCGATCTTTAACAAATAGCTGTGGTTCTTCATGATCTACAGCTATCATTATAGCTATTTGTGGTATTTTAATCTTATAGATCTGTTCAAACATCATAGAATATACAGTTGTCTGCAGAAAATAAGATTCAATCCAATCTTCTTTCTTTAATTTTCTAGAAGTTTTAAAATCAATAACTGAAGGAACTCCATTAAATTCAGCAATTAGATCGCATCTTCCTGCAGTTTTTAATACTCTTGAGTATAAAGGTAATTCTATCCCAAGAATATTGTCAACATGCTTATCAAGAAGAGATTTAATAGAATTGAAAGCGTCCACACCAGAAGGCATTCCCCCTTTGAGATAATCTTCTTCGTTGAGAACGTATTTTTCCGCCATTGAGTGTACTGCGGTTCCACGACGAGCTGCTTGTGTGGAAATTTTATTAGCTTCGACTTCTCCAACTTTCTTCCTCCATTCTAAAAGTGCAGTCTTATCAAGTTTATCTGATAGAACAGTTGTTACCGAACGGAATTTATCTCCATCCGGTAACACATAGTATCTTTTTCCTTCAATAGTTTCTGTTGTAATATCGATTTCAGGAACTAAGTTGTGTTTAAATAATTTACGTGACAATCCTCATCTTATCCTTCAATATAATATATTCTTTGACGAGCGCCGATCTAACGATATCGTCTGAATGAAAATCAATAAGTTCGAAGGATTTCATGTTTTTAACAACTCTCATAAAATCAACCAAACCATTCTTTTCATGATCTTTAGTGAAATCAGTTTGTCTGAAATCGCCACAGAATATAATTTTACAATTATGACCAATACGAGTAATGACAGAATCTAACTCATGAAGAGTGGCATTCTGCATTTCATCTACAATAACTATACAATCATTAAGAGTGATACCACGTATATAAGATGTAGACATAAACTCAATAACACCCTTATTTTTAAGATAGTCATATGAGTCTCCTCTACCAAACAATTCAGTACAGATTGCATAATAAGGTGCTTCATAAACTTTTGTTTTTTCCTTTGTGTTACCAGGAAGAAAACCCATATCTCTAGTAGGAACTACAGTTCGAACAATAACAATTTTTTTATATACCTCAGATCCTTCTAATATTTCTCTTAAAGCAAGAAACATAGATAGAAAAGTTTTACCACAACCAGCTATCCCATGTAACATGAGATTTTTATCTCTATCAAACGCCTCGAATGTAAGTTTTTGGTTTTCTGTTAGAGGATGAATATTTTTAAGGTTGAAGTTTCTTCTTTCTCTCTCTTGATTATTATTTTCTCTATTTTGTTTTCCTTGTCTTAGAAGTCTTTTTTCTCTACGGGTTAAACGTTTTGTTATTGTTTCTTCTTCCATTTTTTCCCTTACTAGAATGTATTAATGGTACTCCTGGTTATTCCTTTGTTTGCATTCTTCTTAATCTGTTTAAGCACGTCTCGGAAACCAGCATCTGGTTTACCATTACCACGGCCAGAAGAAAGAGCAGGAGCTCCATTTACTAGTTGTGTTAAATTTGGATTTTCTTCCAAATACGTATCAAGTGCGGAGATAGTCATAAACTCCTCATACTCTTCACCAGTATCATTATTTAAAAACTTATAAGTTGGCATCAATCAAAATCCCATTCGTCTTCAGCTTCTAATAGTTCATCGACGTTCTTCGTACGAATGGCATGTTCAATACGACGCTCTTTACGCTTATTACGCATCTTATCTTCTTTAGTGCGATCATATTCATTGTAATCAACATAATCGCTATAACGTTCGCTTCTGTCTTCAAAAAAACGATTCTTTTTAGATTTGCTCATTACTTAATCATCCCTGGAAATGCTTCTCTTACGTGGTTAATTGTGATACCATTGAATGGCATCTTCTTATCCTTAATGGCACAAAGCAATTTAGCGTCATCAGGATCTACTCTTTCGAGTAACTCAATAAACATTGCTT